AATTCATCTCTGCTAAGAAATACTTTTGGTTATAGAATTGCGGAAACGACTGCAGATAACGATTTCATCATTGAAAGTAATGAAATCAAGAGACAAAAGATTATTATCGATTCAATCAGTGAAGGATCTGTATCTTCAATCAATATTTTAAATTCTGGTGAAGACTACAAAGTAGGTGAGACACTAAAGTTTGATAATACAGGAACTAGTGGTGGAGGACTGACTGCTAATATTTCCTCATTAAAAGGAAAAACAGTTGATAGTGTTGAGACTACACTAGATGCTGCCTTAGTTAAATTTATTTGGAGAAATGATGAAAAAGTTGAACTAGCCGTATCCGGAACTTCTGGTAGTAAATTATCCAATAATGATTATGTCAAGATAGATTCCATAACAAAACAATATGACAGTACTGATACAAATGATATCAGAAATGTTCCTGACGAATCCTCTAAATTAAATGGATATCATAAAATTGAACTCGTATCAATTCCTAATGTTGGTTTAACTACAGAAATTCCTGCTGGATCGGGAGGCACAGAAATTTATGTAACAAATATACCTTCAGAAGTTATAATCAGTCCTGATGTAAATTCAACTATTGGTATTGGAACAGAAACTTTAGAAATTTTAAATTTATATCCAGATAAAAATGTTATTAGAGTAAAAAGAGGACTTACAGGCACGGCACATACTGTAGGAATGGCAGTAACTTTTAATCAGGTTACATTTTTAGTTGATAAAAAGGTTGATTTCTTTGAATCGAGGATTTCAGATCGTGTTTATTTTAATCCAACTGAATCGATTGGTATTGGAACAACTCCTGGAATTGGAATAGAAGTTACATACAGTTTTGGAGATGAGACTATTGTTGGATCTGTTCCGACTCAAAGAATATCTTTACCAGATCATCCATTCAAAACCAATCAGAAACTTGAATTTAATAAAGGATCTAATAACGCAATTTCAATTTCCACCACTCCAACAGGAACACCTTTTAATTTACCAACCTTTGTATATGCAGTTAACAAGTCTCCAAACACTATTGGTATAAAGACAACTTTGAATAGTGATGAAGTTTACTTCAGAGTTAATGGTAGTAATGCTGATGACTATTTCTTCTTAAAACGATATGATAACGTTGGTGGTGTTTTTAGAAGAATTAATTCTGTTGTTTCAATTTCTTCGGCACATGGATTGTCTGAGGGTGACCTTATAACACTCAATGTAGAACCAAATCTCTCTGTAGGTATTGGTACTTCTACTGCTATTAGAGTAAATAGAAATTATAACACTGAAAATATTCAAGTTAATCCCATAGGATTCTCATCCATATCAGTCAATGCTGATATGTCGATTATTAATTTTCCTTCACATGATTTCCAAACTGGTGATAAGATATATTATGACGCAGATACTGTAATATCAGGTCTTCAAACAGGATCATATTATGTTTATAATTACACAAAAGATAACATTCAATTGTGTGAAACTTTAGTAAATACCAATAGTAATCCTCCAGCAATCGTAAGTTTTGGATCTACTGGTGGTGCATCTCAAACTATTTCTAAAGTCAATCCAAAAATTGAATCTATAAAAAATAATAATCTTGTTTTTGATCTTTCAGATTCTTCTTTGACTGGATATGAATTTAAAGTATTCTATGATAGAGAATTTAAGAACGAATTTGTTTCTATTGGAAATAGCAGTACATTTAATACATCTAGTTCTGGTACAATTGGATCTGCAAATGCAACCTTCACCATTTCTCATGGATCCAATTTCCCAGATAGACTTTATTACTCTTTAGAAAAATCTGGTTTTATTAGCACATCAGATAAAGAAGTTAAAAATTATTCTGAAATATTATTTGTAGATAGTGTATATAACAAAGAATATCAAATTTCAGAAGTTGGGATCACAACTTTTAAAATTGCTTTGGAGAACATTCCAGAAAAACTTTCCTATACTTCTTCCGAGTGTGACACTTTAGAGTACACTACTAAATCAACTTCTGCATCTGGAGCAGTAGATAAAATACATCTTGTTTCTTCTGGAACTGGATATAAGAAACTTCCATTGTTCAATAGTGTCAATAAATCCAATGGTAAAAATTTACTTGTATCGTTAGAGACTAATACTATTGGTAAAGTATTAGAAACGAAAATTGTAAATGAGGGATTTGAATATTCTTCAGATAAAACTCTTCAACCAGAAGCTTTCATATCACCAAAAATTACACTAAAGGATACGAACACTGTAGGTATTATCACAGTTACGAATGGTGGAGTTGGATATGTACAGGCTCCAAGATTAATTGTTGTAAACAATGACACTAGAACGGAATTGGATAGTGGTTTGTTGAGACCAACATTATCTGGTAGTTCAATTATTGATGTTTCAATTGACGTTCCACCAAAAGGAATATCAGATCAGTCTGCAGAAATCTTTGCAGTTAATAATACAAATGGAGTTAGTGTTACACAAGTTTTATCCGATAATACCGGAATATTTACATGCGTATTAACAACTCCTTCTGCCGGATTTACTACAGATGTTTTTGCTGTAAATGATGAGGTATTTGTTGAAGGAATTACTAAGTATAGTTCGGATGGTACTGGATTTAATGCAAGTGATTATGGATTTAAATTCTTCACAGTATCAAAATATGAAAATAAATTGACACCAGGTCTTAATGCCGACCAAGTTACATTCAATCTGGCCGGATTAACAACTCAAACAGGAATAGCACAAACTATTACCGATTCATATGCTACTGTAGTTAATAAAACAAAGTATCCATCGTTCACTATTGAACTGGCATTATCTAATTTTGAAGTTGGTGAAAAACTCTTATCTGACGACATAGAAAGAGATTTAGAAGTCATTGGATTTGATAATACTGGTTTGATTAAAGTATTTGGTTCATATCAACTTTCTGTTGGTGAAACAATTACAGGAAAAACATCCGGAAACATTGCAACGATTGAAACTCTTACAAATTATGATGGAATTTATGAAATCAAATTCTCTAACAGAAAAGATGAGGGTTGGGAGAAACAAACTGGAAAACTGAATGAGGATTATCAAGTTTTACCAGATAATGATTATTATCAAAATCTTTCATATTCTATTAAGAGTAAACAGCAATGGAAAGATATTAGAACACCAGTCAATAGTTTAGTTCATAGTGTTGGTATCAAAAACTTTGCAGACACTGAAGTCATATCTGATTCTGATGAAAGAATTGGCATATCTACAACTAAGGAAGTAACAACAATTATTAGAGATTATATTGATGAAAAGAGAGTTGATACTATTAACAACTTTGACTATGCTAAAGACATTGATATTTTAACTGATAGATCTAAATTCATAAGATTGAGTCAAAAGAGACTTACAAATTACACTGAAGCTTTATCAAATAGAGTATTAAAAATTGATGATATACAAGATCAGTTCTCTAGTTCTGATAATGAACCTCTTGAGTATAAAGATATTTTAAAAATCGATAATTCCAGTCTTTATAATAACTATGTACTTAAAGTAAGTGATATTAGTGGAAAAGACCATATTCAATTAACTAATATGGTATTTTTAAATGATTCTATCAATAATAACAAACTTGTTCTAGAGAAACAGTCTTTGGTAAATGTGGGTCTTGGATTTACGACTGAGAATGATGAGCAATATGGAGATTTTAGTTTAGAAACGGATGAGTTTGGAGATACTTTCTTAAGATTTACTCCAGAGGATCCATATGATACAGAGTATGATATTAAGTTTATTGAGAAGAGATTTAATAATTCTACTATTGGAATTGGAACATCATCGATAGGATTCATAGACTTAACCAGTCGTGCTCAAACAGTTCTTATTAATACTACAGAATCAGTTATCGGTGTTTCAACTGATAAGTTCACTGCACTGTATGTAAATGCACTCGTCACTAAAGAAGTAAGTGGTGAAACTAATTTTGTTGAATTATATTTAACACATGATGGAGATGATACGAACCTTGCAGAATATTATTTTGATACTAGTGCAATTGCCGGTTCTAGTAACTTTATCGGTTCTTTTGGTGCTACTGTAAACTCTGGAATAGTCAGTCTAACATATCTTAATGATTCTGCTGAGGATGTTGTCCTTAGAACAAGAACTGTTGGGTTTGGAACAACTGCAGTTGGTGTTGGAACATTTAGATATAGACTACCAACACAACCAATTGGTGCAGAGAGATCTGCAATATATGAAACTGGATTTACAACTACAACTTCCGGAGTTTCGACAGCATTCTTAACCTTAGATAAGAACAATTTTGATTCATCAAGATCTTTAGTGGAAGTTAGTATTGGAGATACTACTAAGTCAGTTCATCAGTTAATGATGGTTCATGACGGAACTAATGTATTCACCCAACAATCTTCTTTCATCTCAATAGGTAGTACTTTAGGTATTGGAACTTTTGGTGGTGAATTCAGTGGTGATAATGTTCTGGTCAAATTCTATCCAGATGCAAATCACAACGGAGATACAGAAATAAAGGCATTCAGTGAATGTTTCTATACCAGTGCTGATTTTGTCAATGAGTCACCATCCTTATTATTTGGAAATTCTATTGAAGATTTAAATACTTCGCAATATCTTGCAATAAACGGAGATAGAATTAATAAGACTGACTTTGTACTTAGATCAAATACCACTCCAATTTTTGCTAAGACTATTAACCCTGAAGACTCTACAACTCTCAATCAGTCTACCGGGGTATTCACTGTCAAAGACCACTTCTTCAGTAATGCTGAGGAGTTGATATACACTCCAGGATCAACTTTTGTTGGTGTTGGATCAACTCCTATGATGTATAAGCAAGGATCCATTGAAGCACAACTTCCAACACAAGTATTTGCAATTGTTGTAACTGAGGACACTTTCCAAATTGCAACCACAAAAGCACATGCAGCTGCTGGAACTGCAGTTACTATCACTTCTTCTGGTGAAGGTAATGCACATGAATTTGCAATGGCAAAGAGAAATGAAAAGGCAATTATCACATTGGATAATATTGCACAGTATCCTTTACTGTTCACAAATGTTGCTAAAACTTTAAATGGCAGTATTTCAACCACGGCAACAACATTCCGACTTAATGATATCAGTTCGGTCAATCCACTGGAATTATTAAAAATTGATGATGAATACATGAGAATTGTTAATGTTGGTCTTGGCGTTGCGGCATCAGGTCCTATAACCAATACAGGCACAATTCCTCTTGTTAACGTTGAGAGAGGTTCTGTTGGTTCTGCAGCAACAAACCATGCTAATTCAGCAGCTGCTAGAATATACAAAGGATCATATAACATTGTTGGTGACAGTATTCACTTCATCACACCACCTAGAGGAAACTCTAACATTACCAGAACAGAAAACAACTTAAAATTTGAAACTTCTGATTTTACCGGTAGAGTTTTCCTCAGAAAAGATTATTCTTCAAACCAAGTTTATGATGACGTATCCTCTTCATTTGATGGAAAGGAGAGAACTCATACTCTTACGGTTAGTGGGGTTAATACCTCTGGTATTGGAACAACTGGTGGAAATGGTATTGTATTCATTAATGGAATATTCCAAACACCAACAACAGAGAATAATCCATCAAATAATTTCAGCATTATTGAAACACTTGCTCCTTCTCCTGGAGTAAGTAGTATTAGATTCTCTGGAATAAGAACAGATGGTAGTAATAATGTTGTTATTTCTGAATCTGATGTTAATCAGAACGAAATTCCAAGAGGTGGTGTAATTGTTTCTCTCGGATTTACTGGAGGACTTGGGTATGCACCTCTTGCTGGTGCTGCTGTCACTGCTACTATTAATGGCAGTGGAACCATAACAGGTCTTACTACGGGAATAACAGGTGGAACCTTTGGATCTGGTTATAACCACTTGACTCCTATAAATGTAACCATATCAGATCCTAATGGTTCCAATGCAGCAATTACAGGAACTGCGGGCATAGGTGGTACAGTAGTATTCAATATTACTAACGGTGGAACTGGATATACAAATCCACAGATACTTGTATCAGAGCCATCTTATGCTGGACTTGGAGTAACGGGCATTTCTAGACTTGGAGTTGGACCAACTGTAGATACTGGAGATGGATTATTATTGGATATCGTTGTTGGTGCCAGCAATACTGTTGGAGTAGGATCAACTTTCTTCAATGTAAATTCTTTCAATATTGCCAGAAACGGATATGCATTTAGAAAAGGTGATAAGTTCACACCAGTCGGACTTGTAACTGACATTAATCTTTCTAATCCAATATCAGAGTTGCAGTTTGAAGTGTTGGAAGTATTCCATGATAATTTTGGAGCATGGCAATTTGGAGAACTCGACTTTATTGACTCAATCAAAAATTACCAGGATGGATTTAGAATTAGATTCCCACTCTTCTATAATGGATCTTTGTTGAGTTTTGAAAAACCAGAAGACTCTAGAGTAGAACTTCAAAATGGACTTCTTGTAATGATAAATGGCGTTATTCAAGAACCAGGTGATTCTTATACATTCGATGGTGGAGCTTCATTTGCGTTCTCCGTTCCTCCAAAACCAACTGATGTTATTGATGTATTCTTCTACAGAGGAACAAGGGGATTAGATGATGTATTTGTGGATAATATTCTTCCTACAATTGAGGCAGGAGATACTGTCCAGTTATTCAGAGATGATCTTGTCAGTATGACAAAAACTCAAGATCCAAGAACGGTCTTTGATATTACATCATCAGATAAATTCGAAACTAATCTCTACTTAGGTGATGGAATTGATGAGGTTAACGATAAACCACTCTACTGGACAAAACAAAAACGTGATCTTGAGATTAATGGTGCAATTATTTCTAAAACAAGAAAATCAACAATTGCTCAGATATATCCAACAGCAAAAGTTATTTTTGATATCGATTCCTCAGATAATAGAATTTTCGTAGATGATGTAAGTAACTTCACTTACAATATGGGAACTCCACCTCCAAATTATAATGCACTTACAGCATTACTTGTTGATCAAGCGACAGAACCATCACCTGCAAATATAACTGCAACTATTGATGGTAATGGATCTGTCAGTGCACTTACAATTGTAGATGCAGGAAGTGGATATACTGGATCTACAGTAAACATTAAGTTCCAAAACCCATTTAGAGTTGGAGTTGGTTTTGGTACAACTGCAGCTGCAACTGCAACAGTAGGAACTGGTGGGACACTTACTGGAACAACAATAACAAATCCTGGATTTGGTTATAGTTCTGCTCCAAATACTATTGTTCCTTTACCAGACCCAACTACAGAATCTCTTGGAGTTATTGCAGATGTCAAAGGATTCTCTGGAATTGTAACTGGTATTGAAGCAGTTAGTGGATGGGGTGGTCATTCAAAGGCACTCAAGTTCTTCCTTGATAGAGGAGCAAGTTTTGGAGGTGACCTTCAGGTTGGATATCCAATAATGATTAGAAATACTCACATTGGCACTGGAGTTACATCTGTCATTGAATCTAATTCTGCTGTTGTTGGTATTGGAACAACATTCTTGGATAACGTTTACTATGTTGGTGAGATAAGTGTTAGTGGTAATGTTGGTATTGTAACTTGCAACGTTCACTCATCAACAGATACATCAGGTATTTCTTCAGAAGGAGATTTTGTAGGTGAGTTCTCTTGGGGATTATTTACCAGCATAACCAGATCAAATAATCCAATTTCTATTGGAGTTACTGGAAAAACTGTTGATGTTGGTTTATCAACCTTCCCAACAATCCAAAGAAGAGGTGAAGGACTTAGAAAAACTGGAGCACTTCCAGAAACAGTTAACTAAACAATATAAATATCTAAAAACTGTGTAATATGGCTGCTATAGTAACAGACCAATTTAGAATTGCGAATGCTAATAATTTTGTAGATTCTGTATTGGATGCAAATAATTCATATTATGTTTTCCTTGGTCTTTCCAATCCAGGAGAGACTGGAAGTGCTGTTGGGTTTGGACGAACCACGACTTGGGGGGATACTCCGTCAACTCCTCCAAGTCCGGTCGATAATCAACAGTATTTGAGTCATTATAGAAATACTGCACTATTTGGAAAAAAATTAAACAGTTCCAATGTAAGAAGGGTTGTAAGAAAAGTTTCTTGGACAGTAAATACTCGATACGACATGTATCGGCATGATTATAGTGGATCAAATAAGTCACCAAATTCTCAGTCTGCAAGACTTTATGATAGCAATTATTTTGTTGTAAATAAAGATTTTAGAGTTTATATCTGCCTTCAAAATGGATCTCATGGTCCTATTGAAAGTTTAGGATCAAATCTTACTGGAAACAATTCACAGGATGAACCAACTTTTACTGATTTAGAACCTTCAGCTGCTGGAGTAAGTAATGATGGGTATATTTGGAAATACTTATTTACTATTTCTCCAAGTGATATTATCAAATTTGATTCTACTGAATATATCGTTCTTCCAAATGATTGGTCAACTTCTACGGACTTTCAAATACAAAGTGTAAGAGATGCTGGAGATTCTACTGTAAATAACAATCAAATAAAAACTGTCTATATTGCTGATGGTGGAAAGGGTGTTTATACTGCAGGAACTTATGATATTAAAGGTGATGGAACCGGAGCAAAAGTAAATATTGAAGTTGATACAAGTGGATCTATTACAAAAGCAACTGTTGTTGCTGGTGGATCCGGATATACATTTGGAATTGTAGATTTCCAACATGCTTCTAATACTACAATTCCTGCAGGAGATCAAGCAAAACTCATTCCAATAATTCCTCCATCTAGAGGACATGGATATGATGTTTATAGTGAATTGGGTTCTGATAGAGTTCTTGTATATTCAAGATTTGATGACTCAACAAAAGATTTTCCAACTGATACTAAATTTGCTCAAATTGGAATTGTAAAGAATCCAGAAAAGTACAATTCAAAAACAATCTATACTGCTAATGAATATTCTTCTTTGGGAGCAATTAAATTGGTTCAATCCTTTACAGGAACACCAGTTGTAGGAGCAGCAATATCTCAAACCACTGCAGATGGTGAAGCAAGAGGGTATATTGCATCATATGATACAGAAACAAAGGTCTTAAAGTATTATCAAGATAGATCAAGAGCATTTGCAAATACTGTTGATCAAACTGATTCTGTAAATACAAGTTCAACTGCAAATATAGTTAGTTTTGCTTCAACTACTTTTAATATTGAGGGTAATATCTCTGCTGGAGTTGATATAGCATTCTCTGGAATTACAACATCAATTGGAGACAAACAGGTCAGTTTAGGTGTTACTTTTACTGGAGGGGTTGCTGATCCAGAGATAAATAAAAACACGGGAGATATTATTTACATTGATAATCGTTCTCTTGTCACAAGAGACTCTAGACAAAAAGAAGACGTTAAAATTATTCTGGAATTCTAAAGAAAAATGTCGCAAAAAACAAATTTAAACATCAGTCCATATTATGATGATTTTGATTCATCAAAGAACTTTTTAAAAGTTTTATTTAAACCAGGATATCCTATTCAGTCTAGGGAATTAACTACTCTGCAATCGATTCTTCAGAATCAAGTGCAAGAGTTTGGAACGCACATGTTCAAAGAGGGATCTGTAGTAATCCCAGGAAATATTGCATTTGATGGACAATTTTATGCAGTAAAATTAAATGCTGTTCAATCCGGTGTTGATGTTTCTTTGTATGTCGATGAGTTAGTTGGAAAAACTATATCGGGAGATATTTCTGGAATTACAGCAAAAGTTCAGAAAGTTGTTCTTCCAACTGAAAGTGATGATGTAGAATATATCACGTTATATGTCAAATATTTGGGATCAGATGAAAATTTTGAGTTTACACAATTTTTAGACGGAGAAACACTTTCAAGCACAGAAAATATAGTATATGGTAATACTACTATAGTTGCAGGTTCTCCTTTTGCGTCTTCAATTTCTTCAGAATCAACTGCTATAGGTTCTGCAGCTTCTATTGGAGAAGGAGTTTATTTTATTAGAGGTTACTTCGTAAAAGTTGCCCAAGAAACAATTCTTTTAGATTATTATACAAATACTCCATCATATAGAATTGGACTTCAGATTTCAGAAACTATTGTTAATGCAAAAGAAGATGAGTCATTGTATGATAATGCAAAGGGTTTCTCTAATTTTGCATCACCTGGAGCAGACAGATTAAGAATAACTTTATCTTTATCGAAGAGAAGTTTAGATGATACAAATGATACTAATTTTGTAGAATTATTAAGAGTTAGAGAAGGTAAACTAAAGAAAGTTACAACCAAGACAAGTTATAACTTAATCCGTGATTATCTTGCAGATAGAACTTTTGATGAGTCTGGTAACTATACAGTAAGACCATTTGATATTAATGTAGAAGATTCTTTAAATGATAGATTAGGTAATAATGGAACTTTCCTTGATACTGAAAAGACTGATGAAGGAAACGACCCATCAGATGATTTAGCATCAATAAAAATATCTGAGGGTAAAGCATACGTTAGTGGTTATGATATTGCAAAAGGTGTAGAAAGCATTCTTGATGTAGAAAAACCCAGAGACACTGATACTATAAAGAATGTATCGGTTCCTTTCAATATGGGGAATCTTCTGAGAGTTAATACAGTAACTAATGTTCCTGCACTCAGAAAAACTGTTGATTTATATGGACAACTCAATCAAGGTGGAGTTGTAATCGGACAAGCAAGAGTATATTCCTTCAATGTTACTGATGCTGCATATTCAGACGATGCAACCAGTTTTGATTTAAGACTTTTTGACATTCAAACATATACTGACATCGTTGTAAATAGTGAGCTTACAGTTACAGAATCAGATCGTGTATACGGTAAAAGTAGTGGTGCAACTGGATTTGTAACTGGAAATAATGTTGGTTCACGTTTCTTTGTCAGACAAACTTCTGGCAATTTTGCAAAAGGTGAAGAATTAGTTATTAATGGAAAAAATTCTCATAAAACTGTTGTATCTACATTAGCATATAATACACAAAATATTAAATCAGTAAAACAAACTAACCCACACTCAACCGGAACAGATTTTACTGCTAACTCAATTTTAGAATCATTCAGAATTCCTGTTAGTAATAGAAATGTAAAGATTCAAGTTGCTTCTGCAGGTGTTTCTACGATGACGATGGGACCTATCCCATTTACGGGCATTTCCACCAGCACTATTGTTAGATATCAGAAAGAAGGACAAACTGTAGAAACTTTCAATAAAGTTAAAACAGTTGGAGCAGGTGGAACTTCATTGGAATTGGAGGCAATTGCTTCTGTTGCTGGTGTTTTTGATGGTACTCTTGTGACTGGTTCTAATCTTGTAACCAGAGCAACATTGGGTGCACCTATTATTAGAGGAAATGGTGCATTGTTTGCTGAATTACCAGAAGATAATACATCTGCATTAGACTTATCATCTTCACAGTTGTATTTTATTGATCAAATAACAGGAAAGTCTATATCTGGCAATACTCTTACAGTAAATACTTCTGACCTTACTGGAATACCAACTAATTCATCTTGGGTCAATTTTGATCAAGAGAGATTTACCTTAACTAATAGTAGTGGTGTAATCGCACCTCTATCATCAGATGCTTTTAGTCAGTCTTCAAGTGTAGTAACTATAAAGGGATTAACAAACTCATCTAATAATGTTGTTAATGTAACTGCCCTTAAGAACGGAATTCAGAGTAAAACTAAAAATTATGACAGAAGTAGAGTAATTTTTGTAAGTGGTTCTAAACTATCGGAATCTGGATCGGGTATAGCAACTACAAAAAATGATGGACTATCTTATGTAAAATATTTTGGATTGAGAGTTCAGGATAGACATATATCTTTGAATTATCCAGACGTTGCTAAAGTAATTGCAATTTATGAATCTTTAGATACAGGGAATCCCTCTCTTGATGTCTTCACATTCCCGGTCGTAGCAAATGTTGGAACAAATGCAATAATTGGCGAAAATATTATTGGATCAACCAGTGGTGCTGTAGCAAGAATTGTTTCTAATAATACTACTATACCTGCCGATGCGGCTACTAGTAGTGGAAATGATTTAGGAGTTGTTTATTTAAATAGTAAGACTTTCTCTGTAGGAGAAACAATAAAATTTGAAGAATCTAATATCACAACCACATTAGATTCAATCACTCCTGGAAGTTATTCGGATATTACACTCTCATATAAACTTTTTAAAGGACAAAAAAGTGAATATTATGATTATTCTAGAATTAGAAGAAATCAAGGTGTAGAAGCACCATCAAGACGTTTGATGATTGTTTTTGATCATTACACCGTCCCATCAAATGATGATGGAGATGTATTTACTGTTGATAGTTATGATAAGGAAAGATTTACAAATGATATTCCCAATCTTAGAAGACGAAGAAGAGGGGCAATAAGAGCATCTGATACTCTTGATTTTAGACCTAGAGTAGCAGTTTTTGATCCAACAACCGCAACTGCATCTCCATTTGATTTTGTTACTAGAACTAATACATTTAATAGCCTTAGTTTTAGACTTTTAGCACCTGAAGAACAATCTGTTGTTGATCAAACATTCTATTTACCAAGGATTGATAAAGTCTTCTTAGACAAGAATGGTAAATTTATTGTTAAGATGGGAGAATCTTCCAAAAATCCAAAACCACCAGAAGATTTGGGAAATAACTTCTTGGAGTTGGGTGTTATTGAATATCCAGCATATCTTTATAAACCATCAGATGTTGAGATTACATTAACTGATAGTAGAAGATATACGATGAGAGATATTGCAGATCTCGAAAATCGTGTTGAGTCTCTTGAAAAAGTTACTACACTCTCTTTACTTGAGGTAAATGCTCAAACATTGCAAATTAGAGATGCTGATGGAAATGATAGGTTTAAGAGTGGATTCTTTGTAGATGATTTTGCAGATGCATCAGATGCCGGTGATTTCAACTCAACTACTTTGGTAGATGAACAAACTAGAACATTGAATCCAAATATTGCATCTAATTCCTCAGATTCTTTATTAGGAACAGAAGACAATGTATCTATGTTTAACATAGATTTGGAAGGAGATAAATTCTCTTCTCCTGCTCTCGAATTAATTGATAGCAATATACAAAAAACGGGTGAAGCACTAACCCTTAAATATGATGAAATTGATTGGTTAGAGCAATCATTCGCTACCAAGGTTGAAAATGTTAACCCATTCCAAGTTGTCGTATATGATGGTGTAGTTGATATATTCCCAGAAGTTGACTCATGGACTAGAACAGTTCAACTCCCAGATAATAATGTCAATCTTGGGGTAGTTAGAACAAATAATGTAAACCTAGTTAATAATCTGTCTCAAAATCTAACTTCTTCAGTAAGAGTTGCGGGAAGAACTGTGAGGAGAGGTCGTGGTAGATTGATTAGAAGAACATCTAGAGATGTAACAACTACAACAGGTACTACTAGTAGCAGTAGTTCATCTACTGCTACTGGATCATTTGATACAGTTGATACAACTATTAGAAATGAGGTTGTCGGTACACCCGATGAACGGTTCATGAGATCCAGAAACTATCAGTTTAAAGGATCCAATCTTAAACCAAATACAAGATATTATCAGTTTATTAATTTTAGAAGTAATGTTGACGTAGTTCCAAAATTATTGGAAATTTCTCCAAATTTTGATCTAAGTGGAAGAGGTTCATCAGGTGCATTTACTCCTGGAGAAACAGTTATTGGAACTTCATCAGATGGTGAAGAAACAATTAGACTTAGAGTTGCCGCACCCAATCACAAAATAAAAAACTTCTTTAATGGTGGTTTTGGTACTTTTACAAATCCAAGACATGTATACGATATCAATCCATACAGACCATCAGAAACTTTAGGTAATTCTTACAGTTCATCTTCACCAGTTCTGAACGTTGATACTGCTTCACTTGCACGTTCGGCAACAAACCAATTTAATGGGTATGTTGAGAAAGGAACTTTATTGGTCGGTCAAACTAGTGGAGCAGTTGCTTATGTGAAGAGAATTAGATTAATTACTGATAACTATGGTGATGTACAAGGTTGTTTCTTCATAAGAAATCCTTTCGAAAATCCAAGACCTGAAGTAAGATTGACAACTGGAACTAAAACCTATCGTCTTACTTCCAGTCCATCAAATGCTAAAGGACTTCCAGGAAGCAATACAATTTCATTTGCAGAATCAAACTTTACTGCAAATGCATCATTACTGCAATTCAGAGCAACAGTAACATCTGCAATAACAAGAACAAATATTAGTAGTACAGTCAACCTGAACACCAACCTCACTACTCAAAGAGTTCAGAGAGTTACAACAGAAACTTATGCAGACCCATTAGCACAAACATTTACTGTTGGTGGTAATATTCAGGTTAAATCTGATATTGATACGGATGATGATGTAAATGGAGTATTTTTAACTTCTGTTGACTTGTTCTTTGCAACTGTTGACAGTGGTAATGCTCCATTGAGAGTTGAAGTAAGAACAACTGAATTAGGAACTCCAACATTAACAACTATTGGAAAACCAGTAATTCTCACACCATTTGAAACTATAAATGTTGATGGTGTGCCAACAAGAACACAGGTTATTCAAACTTCATCTACTGGAGAAGTTGCTACTAATGTAAGATTCCCAGAACCAATTTTCTTGGCACCTGGTGCAGAATATGCAATTGTTTTGATCTCAGATCAGAGTGATGAATATGAAGTGTGGACTGCTGTTATGGGTGATAAGACTGTAAATACACAGAATTTGCCTAATGTTGATCAAGTAATTTATAGCAAGCAATTTGCTCTTGGTTCTCTCTTTAAATCTCAAAACGGTTCTATTTGGACTACAGATCAGAACCAAGATATGAAGTTTAAACTTTATAAGGCACAGTTTACTGCAAAACGTGGAACTGCATATTTCTATAATTCTCCAGTAAATACAACTTCCAATCAAGATAGACCTTTGTCCCGCAATCCAATTAGAGTTCTTCCAAAAACTGGAAAAATTGGAATTGTCACAACGACTAATGCACAATTTGATCAGGATATTTTCGTTGGTAGAAAACTAGCGGGTGTTAATGGTAGAGGTGGTTCTGCTATTGTTTCTGCCATTGGTGGTCCAGTAACTGGTGTAACACTGACGGAAGCAGGAGCAAACTATCCTGCAAGTGTCACAAATGAAGTCGTTAGCACTTATAACGTTACTGGTCAGGGTGAGAACTTAAAAGTTAAGATTACTACAGATGCTAATGGTGTAATTACTGGGGTTACACATGATTCAACAAATCCAAATGATGGAAGTGGATATGAAGTAGGAGATGTTGTCGGTATTCAAACTTCAACAACTTCATCTGTAACTGGTAGAGATGCACTAATAACCATCAGTGCAGTTACCGGAAAAGATACATTATATCTCACAAATGTTCAGGGTGAATTTGGTGCAAATGGAACCGGACATGAATTTGCAGTTCAGACTGCTGGTTCTGGAATTGGAATAAGTTATTATAGTGATGCTACAACTATTGTTGCTATCGGTGGAACTCACATTATTTCGTCTTCAGCAGATGGAGGAGTTAATACCGGAGAATATTTGGAGGTTAATCACTACAATCATGGAATGTATTCTACTACAAATAAACTTGTAATAGATAATATCTCACCAGATACTCCACGCACTAGACTGAGTGCAGCTCTTGCATCTGATGAAACCACCACTATTAATGTTGTCGATTCTACGAACTTTGCTACTTTTGAAGGTGTTCCTGTAAGTTCTGATAATCCTGGATATGTTAAAATTGGTGGTGAATTAATAGCATATGAAGGCACTGGAAGTGGAACTTTAACCATTGCATCTAATGGAAGAGCACTGGATACTACAAAATCAATCAGACATAAAAACAATAAGAGAGTTATTAAGTATGAAATTGGTGGAGTTTCATTAAGAAGAATTAGTGGAATTACAACTTCTATTGTTAATCCTATAGGAATTGATAGTTATCATTTGAAATTTGATAGAACCTCAGCAAAAGGAACTAATAGAAAGACAGATGGATCTTTAACCGTTGGATCTGATAGTTATCCACAACTTTCATTCAATGATGAGAAGGTAGTTGGTGGAAGAAAAGTTTCAGCAACTCAAAACTTTATGTTTGATACCATCATTCCATCTTATAATATACTGGCTCCAGGTGAGGAAACTAATGTTGGTGCAAGAATTAGAACTATAACTGCTACGAGTGTAGATGGTGACGAAATATCATTTAATGATAATGGATTTGAACGTGTTCGATTGAATCAAGCAAATGCATTGAGTTCTGTAAGAATGCTTGCATCCAATCCAAATGAACTTGAATATCTAACAGGTCTTCCTAGAAGTAAATCACTGACAACCGCAATTACATTTAGGTCTAATGATCCAAATAGAATGCTGTCACCTATATTATATTTGGATAGTGCAACAAGTATCTTAAATATTAATCGTGTCAATAAACCAATTACTAATTTTGCTGGTGATGATAGAGTAAATACTGTATTAGAGGATCCACATGCTTCTGTATATTATTCTCGGATAATAAACTTAGAGAATCCTGCAACTTCACTTAAAGTTATCATTTCTGCTGATAGACCAAAGGGTGCAGATTTTAGAGTTCTTTATACAACAAGAAAAGCAGATTCTGCTGAAGTTGAGCAAACATATGAGTTGTTCCCAGGTTATAAAAATCTGAAACAAACGACTGAAGGATTATTGGTTGTTGATGCAGCTAAGAATGATGGTCGTGCTGATAGATTTGTTTCAAGAAGCAGAGATGGTGAATTTTTAGATTATGAATTCAGTATTGATAATTTAGACTTGTTTAATGCCTATGGAATTAAAATTATAGTCACAGGAACTGATCAAGCAGCAGTTCCACGTTTTGCAGATCTTAGAGTTATTGCAGTCAGATGATTAAAGTAAAAGGACATTTAAATCTATATCGTGATGAAGAAACTGGTGCCATTGTTAATAATGATGTCACCAGTTATAATCAATATGTAAATTCACTTGAAACCAAAAAACTTCGTAGAGAAGAGTTGGACGAAATGAAAAAAGATATTGATGAAATAAAATCTTTACTCCGTGAGATCTTAAACAAATAGGTGCTGTTGAAATTAATATAAATAGCTTAAGGTATATTAGCATCATAAAATAATGGCTGTTTATGTATCCAACATTGTGATTGAACAAGGATTTGATTTCGATACATCCTTTCAGTTGGAGGACACACGGACCAATTCACCTTTAGTTTTGACTGATGCGACTACAGAAGCACAGTTGAGAAAATATTATGGTTCATCTACAGCAGTATCTCTCGGATCTACAATAACTAGTCCTGATCTGGGTATTATTTCTATCTCTTTGACTGGATCTCAATCAGTCAACTTGAAACCTGGAAGATATGTGTTTGATGTAAAGATTACAAATGCTGGTAGAGAATACAAAGCTGTAGAGGGCTCAGCACTAGTACGAGGGGGAGTAACCAGGTAATGCCTAATATTAACGATAGGATTGGTTCTCAGAATGTAATCCGCGTTTTATCTAACGCATCGGCACCACCAACACGATTAGTCAACTTAAGTGATGTAGACTCCACTCTAAAGACTAGAGATGGAATGATTCTTGTTTGGGATCTTGCGACAGAATCGTTCTACATGACGGATACGATTGATTCGTCAACTTTAGTAATTACTGGTATTGCCACATTTTCCAATACAACAAATTCTACAGCACCAACAGATGGTGCTTTAATTGTCAGTGGTGGACTTGGTGTCGCAAAACATGTCAACATTGGTGATGGACTTACAGTTGCAGGAGTTTCAACTTTTGCATCTGATTTAGATATAAATGCTGCTGTTGACATATTAAATGGAGTAACTGCAAACTCCACTTTTGAGTCAGTTGGTATTACAACATTAGCATCTGCTGGTGGCATCACAACTACTGGAGGAGATCTTTACGTTGGTGCGGATCTTTATATTTCAGACGATCTTGTATTAGATGAATTTACTGCTAGAAATGGCAATATCACGGGTATTGCCACAGTAGGCACTACCTTAGATGTCAACGGAACATTGGACGTTGATGGTAGAACTGAACTTGATATTACCAATATTGCCGAGACACTGAATGTAGTCGGTATCTCCACATTTGCATCTGACGTAGATATTAATGCAAGTATTGATGTTAGTGGTAGAACTGAGTTAGATATAACCAATATTGCCGAGACACTTAATGTTGTTGGCATATCTACATTTGCATCTGATGTAGACATTAATGGATCTGTTGATATTGATGGGCATACTGAACTTGATAATTTAAATGTATCAGGTGTATCCACTTTAACAGGTAATGTATCCTTCGGATCAAGTGCCTTCTTTGGTGATAATGATAAAATCAATATGGGTGATAGTGATGAACTACAGATTTATCACACCCCTAATGGAACTGGTATTATTCAGAATGCTGGTTCTGGTCAGTTACAACTTCGTAGTGATACAATCAGACTTCTGAATCAAGCGACTGATGAAGACTTTGCTTTTTTCAGAGATGATGGAGCGGTAGAACTTTATTATGATAATGTAAAGAGATTTGAAACTAGTGGTATTGGCGTAACCATTACAGGAGAAACTGATATAAATGGAGACTTAAATGTTTCTGGTATTTCTACCTTTACAGGAGCAATCGATGCTAATGGTAATCTGGATGTAGATGGACACACTGAACTTGATAACTTAAATGTATCTGGGGTATCTACATTTGTAGGCAACGCATCGTTTGCAGGTAATGTTTCTATTGCAGGAACATTGACTTATGAAGACGTAACCAATGTTGATTCGATTGGATTTATCACAGCAAGAAGTGGAATTCATATTGGAAGTCCAAGTATTGGATCGACATTAACATCTGATGGTGATTTGTTAATGAGTAGGAACCTGCGGGTTGCGGGTGTTTCTACTTTTGTTGGAGTCGGCACATTCCAAAATGATCTTTACGTTGGTGGAGATCTCTATGTTGCTGACGATATAACTATTGATGAACTGAATGTACGTGACGCAAATATAACAGGTATTGCTACCATTGCAACCTTATTGGATGTAACAGGACATGCCGAGTTAGATACATTAAATGTATCGGGTGTATCTACATTTGTAGGTATTGCAACATTCTCAAATAATGTATTTGTTGCAGGAACACTTGATGCAGGACTTATTGATGGAGGAGAATTCTAATGGCAAAACCCACTACCAGAGAAGAACTAAAAGAATATTGTCTTAGACAACTCGGTGCACCAGTTTTAGAAATTAATGTTGCTGATGAGCAAGTCGATGATTTATTGGATGATACTCTTCAGTATTTTAATGAGAGACATTTTGATGGTGTAGAAAAAACTTTCTTAAAATATCAAATTACACAAGATGATATTAACCGTGGAAGAGGCAGTGTATCATCTTCTGTAGGGGTTACAACAACTGGAGTAGGTATTGTTACTACAACAGGAACTTCGACTAATGTATCGGGTCTGGGAACGGTTACATCAAACTTCTATGAAACATCAAATTTCATTCAAGTACCAGATTCTGTAATTGGTATCGAAAAAGTATTTAAGTTTGATACTAGCAGCATTTCTGGTGGAATGTTCAGTATTAAATATCAATTATTTTTGAACGACTTATATTTCTTCAACTCTGTGGATTTATTGACATATAGAATGACCAAATCTTATTTGGAAGATATTGATATGCTGTTGACTACAGATAAGCAGATTAGATTTAATCAAAGACAAAATAGATTATATTTGGATATTGATTGGGACGCACAAGAGGCAAATAATTTCTTAGTTATTGAATGTTATAGAGCATTGGATCCTGCGGATTATTCAAAGGTATTCAATGATAGTTTTGTTAAAAAATATCTTACTGCTGCAATTAAAAAGCAGTGGGGTCAAAACCTAATTAAGTTCCAGGGAGTAAAACTTCCAGGTGGTATTGAATTAAATGGTAGAGCTATATATGAGGATGGGCAGAGAGAATTGGATGAAATAAGACAGAGAATGTCATCCGATTACGAACTGCCACCTATGGACATGATTGGGTAATAGATATGCCATTAAATCCATTCTTTCTTCAAGGATCTCCAAACGAACAATTTCTTGTTCAGGATTTGATCAATGAACACATACAAATGCATGGTGTAGAAGTTTTCTACTTACCTAGAAAAATCTTCAAAACTGATAATATTATTAGAGAGATTCAATCATCAAAATTTGATGATGTTTTTACGATAGAAGCATACATCAATAACTTTGATGGGTATGCTCCTGACAGTGATATTATGACCAAGTTTGGTCTCAGATTAAAGAATGAAATAAGTTTGACTATATCTAGAGAAAGATATGAGGAATTTATTGCACCATTCTTGGAGGGTATTTCTTCTGGTATTAGGGAAGGTAGAATTACCGAATATGACTTTGCTGATTTAATTACAAGACCAAAAGAAGGAGATTTAATTTATTTTCCTCTTGGTGAAAGATTATTTGAAATTAAAAGAGTTGAGCACGAGAAACCGTTTTATCAACTGGGGTCAAGTTATACTTATGAATTAAGTTGCGAACTTTATGAATATGAAAACGAACTTATTGATACTGCAATTGAGGAAGTTGATAATACCGTAGAGGATGAGGGATATATTACATCTCTTACACTTGTTGGAACTGCAAGAACTGCAACAGCAACGGCAGGCATATCTTCTGGTGCTATTAGTGAAATATTCTTGAACAATGATGGTTCTGGATATCGATCAGCACCGACTATAACGTTCTCATCACCACCAGTTGGTTTTATAACAGCGACTGCAGTAGGAATTACAACTCGTGTTGCGAACGTACAATCACTATTGAGAATAGAATTAACTAATGCTGGTTCTGGTTATGTTACACCACCAACAATTACAATAAGTGGTGGTTCGGGAACAGGAGCAGCTGCTACTTGTTCTATTGGTGGAACATTGTTTAGTGTCAGTTCTCTTACTATTAATGATCCTGGAGTAGGATATGGAAGTGCACCTACTGTCACATTCGTTAGACCTGATAGTTTAGGTGCAACAGCAACCGCAACTATTGGATCTGCAGGTACTGTTACCTCTGTACAAATTACAAGTCCTGGTACTGGATATACTTCAGCACCAACAGTAACAGTATCCACACCATCTGCAAGATCTGGAGTTATCCATATCATGTCATTTGCAAACACTGGTAGTGGATATCAAGCAGGAGAAACTGTTAGATTGATTCCAAACAATGTGAGTATGGGTGGAACAGAGGCAATAATTCGTATTGATTCTGTTAGTGGAAGTGGTTCTGTAACTGGATTTACAACTGTTTATGGTGGACATGACTTTGAAGTAAGTGTTAATCCATCCAATGATTTTTATGAAGCAAGAGGTGGAAGTGGAAATGATAACTTTAGATTAATGGTTGATTCTATTCAAACAGTTGCGGGAACTGCTGCGAGTGTAACTTCAGCAGTCAGTGCCGGAGGCACAATATCTGCGTTAACGATTACAAATCCTGGATCTGGATATACTGTAGCACCAACAGTTACAATATCTAATGACGAGGAATTTGGTAGAACCAACACAGGAGTGGATGCTTCTGCTGTTACATCGATTAATGCTGATGGTAAGATTTCTACATTAAGAATTCTTAAAGGTGGATCAGGATATACTGTAGCACCATCAGTTCAATTTACTGGATTTGCAACCGTTGGTGTTGGAACGTTTATTTACAATGAAATCGTCACTGGAGAAACTTCCGGAACTACGGCAAGGGTCAGAGACTTTAGAACAGTTACCTCACCAATTCCAGGTGTTCTCCCTATTACCAGTTTAAGAGTTTCACTAAATACTGGTAAGTTTAATACAGGTGAAATAGTCGTCGGATCAATTTCTTCCGCTAGATATGTTGTTTCTGATTATGATACTGAAAGTTATGATAATCCATATGATGTCAACGAGGAGATTGAAACAGAAGCAGACGATATTTTAGATTTTACTGAATCAAATCCATTTGGAACTTACTAATGTTAGGAACTTATTTTTATCACGAGATTATAAGAAAGACTATTATTTCTTTTGGAACGTTATTTAATAACATCTCAATTAGACATACTAAAAGTGATGGTAGTGTTTTAGATGAAACTAAAGTTGGTCTTTCCTACGGACCAATGCAAAAGTTTTTGACAAAGATTCAGGAGCAAGAGCAATTATCAAAATCAATTGCAATCACTCTTCCAAGAATGTCATTTGAGATGACAGGAATTCAATATGATTCTACTAGAAAAACAGGTATAACTCAAACATTTAAAGCCGTTGATAGTGGTGACGGTAAAATGAAAAAAGTATTCATGCCAGTTCCTTATAATATTCAATTCGAACTGAATATTTTTAGTAAGTTAAACGATGATGCACTTCAAATCATTGAACAAATATTTCCATATTTCCAACCTTCATTTAATCTGACTGTGGATTTGGTTAGTTCAATTGGCGAAAAGAGAGATATTCCAATCATACTTGACAGCATTGACTTCCAAGATGATTACGAGGGTTCATTCCAAACAAGAAGAGCACTAATTTATACTCTAAGATTTACTGCAAAAACATATCTGTTTGGTCCTGTTGCAGAATCTTCCGATGGTCTCATCCGTAAGGTTCAGGCAGACCTTTACAGTGATACAAATACACAAACTGCAAAACGTGAGGTTAGATATACTGCAGTTCCAGATCCAATTACTGCAGAACCAGGTGATGATTTTGGATTCACTGAGAATTGGAATTTCTTACCAGATTCTAAAGAATATAGTCCTACTAGACAAGAAGATATTTGATTGTTATGAGTAATAGTTATGATCCTATCGATGAAGCACTCAATACAACGAGTGATATTGTTGAATCGAAACCGACGCCTAAACCAGAGGTTGTTAAATCAAAAGATGTAGATATTGAAAAGGACTATGAATATAGTCGTGCAAACCTCTATTCTCTTATAGAGAAGGGTCAGGAGGCAATCAACGGCATTATGGAAGTTGCAGGTGAAGGAGGCAGTCCAAGGGCATATGAGGTTGCTGGGCAGTTGATTAAAAGTGTTGCAGACACCACTGATAAATTGATCGATCTTCAGAAGAAACTCAAAGACGTTGAGGATGATTCTAAGAAAACCACGAATAATGTTACTAACAATGCAGTATTTGTAGGTTCTACTTCAGAACTTCAGAAAATGTTAAAGCAAGGTTTTCTAAATAATAAAGAGTAATTTACTTTTTTATTAATGAAAAAGTGTAAGCAGGGATACTATTACTGTTATACTGATGAGAAGTGCA